CACCTGCCTGAGGTTGTGCCGTACTCTTGACTTGATGTCAGACGTGCGCGTTTCTTCTGGTGAAAGGGTTAACCCAGTCGAGAAGACTCGGCCACTAGGGCCGTGCGCGACAAAAACCCGAACTGTCCAGCAGTTCAAAGCCTTTTACGAACGAGCGGTGAGGCTCGTCGGGCGAGTTTACGGTCTCAGAACAATAAAACCGGTCACCACCCAACTTACCCATTTGTCCTGCTGCTCAATCGTTAAGGCAGTAAAAAAGGACTTATCCGAACCTTTAGACCTCCTCCTAACGGGGAAGCCATTGGGGCCCTTGCCTTTTATAGGGTTCTCAAAAATAGGAAAAAAAAGACAGCTTGCTGTCCTGGCTTCTCTGGCAAGTTTTAAGAAAGGTCTGCCAACTCCGTGTAAGTGCTCGCTCAACGAACTTCAAAAAAAGTTTATTGATAACGCCGGGGAGGTATTTTCAGTTCCTGCTGATTACCTGGCGTACGTTGAGAAAGAGGTCGGCTCAATCTTTAAGGCCGGATGGGACAAAGGATACAAACAAAAGGTGCATACAAACTATGCACCCCTTGCTGCATGCAGCGAAGCCTCGCGCGGGGAGCGGGGAGCCTTTTCCGTGATTTCGCGGGAAGAACTCCGGTCAGTCCATGACTGCTCCGAGGACATTGTCAACGATAGAGATGTCTGCAAATTAACTACAGTTCTCTCGTCAGGTAAGGCTCGCGTTCTTGTCAAAACTCCAGCGAGATGGAACGCGCTTCGACCTCTCCACCAAACTCTCTATGACCGCCTGACAAAAGAAAAATGGTTATTGAGGGGACCACCAACCCTGGGGAGGATCAACAAGGTACTGAGGGGTATGAGACGCAATGCCCGTGTCATATCGGGCGACTATGAGTCTGCGACGGACCGGCTATCTATCGAAGTAGCCGAAGTAATCCTAAGAACAGCTCAAAAAACGTCGAAATACGTCCCCAGCTCTGTTTGGGAGGCTGCCTTAAAGAGCCTCCGTCCTCTCATTAAATATCAAAATAAAACAGAGATCTCTGTGTTCCGGTTAAAGCGCGGACAGATGATGGGAAGCCTTCTTTCCTTCCCCCTGCTCTGTTTACAAAATTATATAGCAACCACGTACCTGCTGGGAAAGAGGGAAATGCTCGTGAACGGAGATGATCTGCTCACTCACGGGACCCCGGCAGAGTTTAAACGTTGGTTGTGCGGAATGAAAGTATTGGGACTTACGCCCTCGGTCTCAAAAACCGGATTTCTGCGTTCATTCTTTACCATAAACTCTACCTTTTTCCAACTAAAGGGTAGAGATGTAAGACGGTCACCAGTATTCCGTGGTAAGGGTTTTTCGCTAAGGGAAAACCCGATACCGACTGGTTCGGCTATGGCAGAGCATTGTGGCGCTCTGAGGGGCGAGGATCGGCGTCGATTTGAAAGCGCGTATTTAGCTACGCACGCCGCATCTATTACCCGGACAAGACGATCGCTTGGGAAACTCGGTTTCCGGCCTTTGCCGCC